TGCATATACCCTTGACGAAACCTTATAAATAACTGTATAAATAATATAAACTTTTAGGAGAAACTACAAAATGTCATATCAAGCAATTGGGCGTGGTTCTGCCGCAAATGACGGAACTGGCGATGACCTTCGTACAGGCGCAGGCAAAGTAAACGCCAACTTTACAGAACTATATACCAAATTGGGTGATGGTTCTTCTTTAACTTCTGATTCCTTTGTAACACTTACAGGAACACAGACACTAACTAACAAAACATTAACTGCACCAACCCTTAATGGAACTATTGGTGGAACAACAGCTGCAATGACAATCACTGCACTTACTACTGAAGGCATTTCAAATGCTAGTGGTGAGTTGGAGATTACTGCTGCAAACCAAGTAGTTGAAATTCAAGGTGGTGGTTCGAACTCAGGTGCAATCACACTGAACTGTGAACAGAATTCACACGGACAAAAGATTATCGCACAACCACATAGTGCTGGTGTAACAAACACACTGACACTTCCTGCTGGTGGAAACCAAGAACTCGTTGGTACTGCTGCAACACAGACACTTACTGGCAAGACTTTGACATCACCTACTATTACTGGTACTGGTGCAATCGCTGGTACATTTACGGGCAACATCACAGGTAACGTAACTGGTAACGTAACTGGAACAGTTGACGGTGTTGTTGGTGGTAACACTCCTGCCGCAGTTACAGGTACAACAATTACTGCGACACAATTTGTTACTACTGGTACTGGCAGTGCAATGACACTGAACACACTTACAACAACTCAACGTAATGCATTGACTGCTGCAAATGGAATGATAGTATACAATAGTACTACAAGTAAAATTGAAGCATACGCTGGTGGTGCTTGGGTACAACTACATTAAGGGATAGATAAGAATGGCCATTGATAAACTTAAATCTTCAGCTCTACTTGACGGTTCAATTGACACTGCCGATATAGCTGATGATGCAGTAACTAGTGCAAAACTTGATACGAATATTGATATTGCTGGAACATTGGATGTTACTGGTGCTGCTACTCTAGATTCTACTCTTACTTCTCAAGGTGATATCTCAATAAGTGCTCCATCAGGAAACCCCAAGGTTTCAATTAAAACTGCTGGAGTTGGTAATAATCCATTCGTTGAGTATCGGGCAGGAAACAATACTGTATTTGATAATATGGGTGTATTCTCTGCATCTGATGATTACTGGAGAGTGGGACATGGAGGTTCTGGAAGTGTAACTACAGAATTAATGGCAGTAAAAGCAGACGGCAATGTTCTTATTCATAATGGAAACTTACAGGTTGCTGCTGGACATGGAATCGACTTCTCTGGTACAAGTAATGTTACTGGTACTAGCTCTGAACTGTTAGACGATTATGAAGAAGGCACATTTGTACCAACCTTTGAGGGTGACGGAGCTGCTGCTTCTGGACAAAGTTATGGATCAACAACTGCTCATTATGTTAAGGTGGGATCATTAGTTCATGTCGCATTTGATTTTAGACTAACAAATAAAGGCACAACCGCTGGATCTTATCTGGTAATTAGAGGGTTGCCATTTCCATGTCTAAGTAGTAATCTCGGCGGCGGTTCAACTGGTTGGTATCAAAATATTGGGTCGCATAATACCCCCATTACTTTTTATGCAGCTGCAAGTCAACTATACTTGATGCTTGGGGGCACACAATATGTACCGTTAAGCTCATTAGCTAATGCCTCAAGAATACTTGGGTTTGCCACTTATAGAACATCAGCATAAAAAATAGACAACTAAATAGTATTATAAGATTATAGGAAAAAACAATGGCAGCAATTATTACTGAACATTTCAGGCAACACAATGCAGAACAATTCTTTGAGTCGTTCTCTGAGGCAGCGCCAACAAGATATTACCTTTTTATTGGTAAGAGTACTCCATTTACACTATCTACTTCTGGTGGTTCGGATAACTCACCACCAGTTCCAAATGATGATGTAACTACGGAACATTATAAATGGGATTCTATGCTTGCTGCCAAATTAATCTCATCTTCGGATGTTTCATACGTTATTCCAAGACGGAACTGGACTAACAACACACGATATGACATGTATGAACATGACATTAGTTCAACCAATCCAACAACAAGTAATGTAACAAACCTGTATGCTAGTACATTTTACTTTATGACTTCTGACTATAGAGTCTATAAAGTACTTGACAATGGTGGTGGTGCTGTGTATAGTGGTAGTGAACCTACCTCTGAAACTTCAACTCCTTTTGAGTTGGGTGGATACAGACTACAATACATGTATAAGATTACAACTTCAGAAGTTACTAAGTTTTTAACATCAGATTTTATTCCAGTAAGTACTGATGCAACTGTATCAGGTGATGCCGTAGATGGTGCTTTGGATGTTGTAAGAATAACCGCTGGTTCTGGATATACAGATGGAACTTATTATTCCCCAATAGATGGCGATGGTGCAAATGGTATCGTCAAGATTGTAGTATCAGGAAATTCAATCGCAGCTCAAGGTTCATCAGGAACAAACATATATGCGGGCGGAACAGGATATAGATTTGCTACTGTAGATTTAGGAAATGTTTTCAGTGATACTGGACTAAGCAGTGCTGCAAACATTGGTAGTGGTTCTGGTGGTGCAGTAGAACCAATTATTTCACCAAAGGGTGGACATGGTAAAGATGCAGTACATGAACTTGGTGCTCACTTTGTGATGACTAATATCAAACTAGAACAGAATGAAGGTTCAGATTTTACAATCGCAAATGACTTTAGAGAAGTTGGTATCATCAAAGACCCATTTAACTTTGGTACAACAACAGTTTCTACTGTTTCTACAGCGAGACAAACATTTAGTGTTACACTTACAGGTGCGCCAACTAAACCATATGAGATTGATGAAAAGATTACTCAGTCAACAACTGGTGCAATAGGTAAGGTTGTTGAGTTTGATGCTTCAAACAATATTATCTATTATCAACAGGAAAGATATGCAAACTATGGTATCGCTGCAAACGGAAATGTTATTGCATTTAGTGGTTCTAATGTTATTACAGGTGGCACTAGTGGTGCTGTTGGTACTGCAAGTTCATATGCAAATCCAGAACTACAACCAGACAGTGGGAAGGTTATCTATATAGAGAATAGACGCCCAATCTCTCGTGCGTCTGACCAAACAGAAGATATTAAAATCGTAGTGGAATTCTAAACAATGGAAAATACAAATCTTAATGTAGCCCCGTATTATGATGATTTTGCAGAAGACAAAAACTTTCATAGGGTACTCTTTCGGCCTGGGTTCTCAATCCAAGCGAGAGAGTTAACTGCACTTCAAACAATTTTACAAAACCAAGTTGAGAGACATGGTAGACATATGTTCAAAGAAGGAACAGTTGTCATCCCTGGCGCAACTGGTTTTACTAATGAATACTATGCAGTTAAACTACAGGGACTTTTGGAGACAACAGAAATCTCCACATACATTCAAGATTTTGTTGGAAAGAAAATTACTGGTTCGACAAGTGGAGTTGTTGCTGAGGTTATTGAAGCAGTTGCCGCAACTACAACTGATCCAATTACACTATATGTAAAATACGTTGCAACAGGTTCAGACAACACTACAGTCGTATTCCAAAACGGAGAAAAGATTTCTGCTGATGCAGTCGTTGGTGCATTTGGCGCTGGTATTGATTCTGCACAACTTCAAGCAACAGACGCAACTGCAACTGGTTCTTCTGCGAACATCCAAGAAGGTGTTTACTTTGTTCGTGGACATTTTGTTAAGGTATCAGAACAAAGAATTATCCTAGACAAGTATACAAACACACCATCTTATCGTGTTGGTTTGACGGTTACTGAAACTTTGGAAACTCCAGAAGAAGATACTTCTCTTTTGGATAATGCACAAGGTTCTTCAAACGTAAACGCTAAAGGCGCACACCGTCTAAAGATTTCTTTGACACTTGCAAAACTTGCTTTAGATTCTGTAGAAGATGAGAACTTCATCGAACTTCTTAGAACTGATACAGGTGTTGTACAAGAGAAAGTTAGAAATAC